CTGGGATAATCCCACTTACTCAGAAATAACAGGCGTTATCCGCGTGTTACTTCACCACTCCACCAGTATAGGTGAAGGGGTAAGCCGTCGCTCGGAAAATTCCAAGCGACCCACTTTCGCACGTATACGTGTTCGAAAATGGTGGCCTTAGACGTCTCACTTGCTTCAGGGAGGTCATGTTCCTTTTTAGGTATCCTATCACTTGCCCTATAACGGGCCTCGGCCCAGGGAACTGCGAAGTTCACCTGACCCAATTTGTGAAGGAACCAAAGGTAATAGCCTCTGAAGAAACGGAAAGGGCGAGCGTAAGACTTCGGGGAATAAGATTTATATTCCTCTATGTAGTTTTTACCTACACGTCTACGCTTTTCCTGCACGATCCCGTCTTCGTCAATAGATCGAAATACTATCGACTTCCGACGAGAGCGAGTGAGAATTCCTAGGCGTCGCGCGTTATCAGGATCTATCCAGACACCTGATATCGTACTCTCCTGGTATGGGACGTAAGGAAGTTTCCACTCCCGTACCAACCCACAAAGGAAACTTGCTAGTTTCCCTTCCGGAAGAGCAAGACCAGCCACCGTGTTTATAAGGTGGCTCTTGATTGCCTTTCGACCATCAAGCCCTCGTATATATATGGGGGTCACATCAACACCATCAAAGGCATCGACACCGCAAGATTCTCTGAAAGAACCTTGGGTATATGTCTTATCCTCATTGATGGTAAAACCTAGAAATGATGTCAGCTTTTGGTATTCAGGGAATAATTTACTCTCGACTATGACGTCATCGCCATAGACCGAGAATCCCTTCGAACCAATCGCATAACATGCCGCCGCGAAAATCAATGTCTCGAGGGTGAAAGTTGTTCCGTTTCCCATAGATGAAAATTTATGGTAGCGGCCTTCACCAAATACTCCACGATAGTGGCTCGAGCGCACCGCACACAAGAATGCAAACCAGTCTGGCGGAAGTAACCACGCCAGCACGGCTAAACAAATTGTGTCGGAGGCAGACTTAAAGTCAACGGTTGCCCATTCCTGGGTAACCGATGCCGTCAGTGCTAAACATTGATTCCGGGACTGGTCGGACAGATCAATTCCAAAGCGCCGCAAACGACGCTTCGCGTAAGTGTCGAATGCAAGCTGTAAGGGCAATACGCCCTCAGGCTCGCACGCGATCGTACGGTCTGTCTTCCAGTTCTTAGGCACCAACTCAACCCTATTAGAAGAAGTATACACAATCTCAGGGGGCTCAAATCCGAAAAATCGGTAAAGCGCCCTAAGATAAGACTCTGCTCCGTGTGTTGCATGGAGCTTCATCTTCAGCTTTAGCTGCGGTATAGAATTCCTCCGGCTAGAGCTAGCCGTTGCACCCGCTGTTACTTTCACATAGCGCGGTAAAACGCTTAGGAAAGACTGGAAGTCCCCGAGAACATTACGTATGTAACGTTCCATCCTTGCTAACTGCAACCGCAGATCGGGTTGTAATTTATCCCGCTGCGAATAACAGTAGTCAAGGCGAAGATTCGTTATGGCGCATTTTCTTTCCGCTTCAAGGAAACTTTCCTTGGCAGCGGACGCGCATGAATCTTTCTGTGCAAATAGGGCATTCTTTTTGAAGAACGCTTCTACTTGTCGGAGAACTCTCCAGTCCATGATGGAATGCTTTGCACCATCAAAGTAACTAGAGCATTGAGATAGAGCGGCCAGATTTCTGGCACGGATACTTCCGTGGACATAAGCATAAAGTCCCGGATCTATCACGCTTTGGTAGTCCTCAATGTAACATCTGCTTATGCAGTACACTACATCAGTAGGTTCCATGTGGAATCCTCCTTATCTGACTAAATTGGCTAAGATAGAAGATCGAGAAGCTTCTGAAGGAATTCAACAATCAGAAGTAATAATTTCTCGACATCCATCTATGTAAGCCACTCTAAGGTTTCTGCCGAGTTTGTAAACTCGTCGCCAGCCACCACATCGCGATGTACTGCGAGTGCGGCGGTGACGTCGGCATAAGTCCCGAGTTTCGGGTACCTTATAATAGTCTCGATAGAGGGTTTTTGCGACATGACCACACCATCAGCATCATCGGTGGTGCATACGGTCTTAACGGAGAATTCCGCCATAGTCGCTGCAGGTGCACTACGTTTTTCAATCACGAGCTTCGGCTCGATAGCCGTATGACCCGTGTACGTACTTGTGCGCGAGTCCCCATTATTGGAGTACTCAGTGAGGACAGTTGTCATTCCTGCCATAATTTACTTCCTCCTCTTGATTCGCATGATGATTAGCGCGATCATATCAATGATCTTAGCATAATCCATCCGCAAATTAAAGTACGGGGTAGTAGGTATGTCTGTAGGAATGCGCTTCTCAAGTACCGCTTTGCATGAACCCTTATAATAAGAGGGCCCCGAGCTCCAGCCACTAAGTACCTCGCTTATCTCAGTAGAGAATTCGCGAGTAAGGATTATTTTAAATCCGTACGAAGCGGCATAAGCTGGGTTAAATGCAAGCAAAGATATAGCTGCTAGGGCCTGTCCGACTGATAAAAACCAGTCAAGGACAAAACTGAATGGGATTAATTCCCACCCAGTTACAAGCGGATTTATAGAAAACACCGCAGGCTCAAAGTCAGCTACACAAGAACCCGCAAGGCCTATAGATACCGTATCCGTAGTTAAACCACGGAACTTAATCTGGCCTTGTTGGAATTCGTTTTCTGACGAGACTACCTTCTCATAACCTTGGAAGGAGTTCGCTCGAAAACGCTTGTAATCCTTATGGTCGGTGAGACGCTTTACAGCGTCGTTCAAACCCTCGATATCATAAATGAGGGTCCGCCAACCATAACGGGCCTCTAACCAACGCGCAGTATTCCGTTTAATCGGTTTACTGAACCTGTTTCTTTTCCACTTTTTGGAGAAATTCTTGACATCAGTCACGAACTCTCCTAAAGTAAGCCACCACCTTTTTGATATTAGGTTGCGGCCCAGGTTGAGGAACATCCTCTGCGTTTCGCCAAGTTCGGCGAGAAAGGTTAGAGCGTCAAAGCCTTTGGAATATAGGTTTGCAGCAGCCTTCTGCGCTATCCAGATAGGATTATCTGGATAATATGGCAGAAAGGGCTTAACGTCGACGATACCCCACCAGTCAACTGGTGGTAGGGCGCCATCTGGCGTGTATTGGAGACAAGACCCCAATTGCTGCTCCCAATATCCCTCACAACTCCCTTCACTAGAAAACGACATGAAGGGCGTATAGGGTAATAACTTCCCTGCTTTGACGAACTTGTGGAAATCTACTATGTCGAATCCTTCAACCCACCTCTTTGAGATGGTTTCGTAGTCGACATAAGTACCGGCTAAGCCGTCTGGTAATGCACACCCACTCCTGTAAATACTACAGGTTTTGAACGTGCTATTATCCGTAGATTTCGATCTAGGTACTAAAGTGAACACAGTTCCTCCTCTTCCGATGCCCGTAAACACCGGCATACCGGAGCCAATAATGGATAGGTCTTTCGACCTACTCTTCCCCCTAC